CTACGGATGGCGCTGAGAGGACTGTTTCAGCAGCGGTGGTGTTCAGAAATAGTGGGTTGTTGCCAGGAACCCCGTTGTAGCCATCTCGTTTACTATCGTAGGTAAACCAGCCTGTAACTCCTCTATCAATAGCTTTACATATTAATAAGGCTGGTTTGAAGCCTACATTAACGAATGTGCCGTTATCCAAACCATTACCTTCATACTTCCCAAAAGAGCTAAAACCTGCAACTTCTGCAAAAGAATAACAAACATATGTACCAGAGGCTAATCCACCTGCCGCACCACCAATTACAAAATTGGTTGAAGACTGTGTTCCCCAAACATCAGTTATTGATGCTTCACCGGCTGTTGAAAAGGCTAAATAATTACCTGTTTTAGAAGTTAAATTTTTATGAAAAATCCACCAAGCCGTAGCAGCGTCCGTTTCTTTAACCATTGCAAAGGCAGGTACTAAACCCATACCATGAGCAATTTCTGTCTCTGATCCTTGAGTATGACTTACACTAGCATTTATCCCCATGCCTGGAGTTGAACCTTCCTGAAAATGATAATCAATAAAGTCCTCAGTATCATCATTATAGCCACCCGCACCAGTTCCAATTGTGTAACCATCAGTAGCACTAAAAGCTGTTACACCATTACTATCTGTACTCTCGGCATTAGTAGAATCAGTATTAATTTCTTTGGTAGCCCCTCTCCCAGTATCAACTACCTTCCATTCATCAGTCTGATCCCTATTTTTTATAATAATCAGATCTGTACCAAACTGGCTGTTGCCTGTTTGAGCAACAGCACCAGCACTACCATCACCAGTACGAGTATTAGGTTGGAACTGAGCAGTAGGATCAGGGATGGCTGGGGCGGCGAGGTTGGTGGTGCAGAGTGCTAAAAACCCAGACGGGACAGAATAATCAAAATCTCCAAATCCGTTTCCGTCTGCATTGCCCCCGGAACCAAGGGTTGTCGTTCCAAAATTTACTGTCTGAAATGCCGTGCTGCTGTCTAGGGAATTTGCAGGGACACACATCGTCCCATCGGTTGGAATATCAGTAAAAGCTGCTGATGTACCAGCAGCAGGATCACCACCACCTAACCAATCAGCATTGTCTCTGAACCACATCTTCCCGTTATCAAAATCAACTGCTACACCAATAACATCATTATTTGAATACGCCCCAGTATAATCAGTATCTGCTGAAGTACTATGATTATACGTTTTCCTGTTTGCAGTATCCATCACCCATCCATTAGCATCAATAGCGGCTCCACCAACCCAGTCTATAAGTTGAGGATTCTTAACAATCCCATGCTCACTATTACTTAAAGATGTTCCTACATTACATTCCCAATACCACTTCCCAGATGTCATACCTATAGTACACATTACACTATGCCAACTGGTTCCACACACATATTGAGTATTTCCATTGGATAGTGTTAACGTACCTTTACTGAGAGGATCAAGTGTACATAAATTATTAGTCGGCGTATCAATCATTTGATCAACATCAGCTAATCCAGAAGAGGTAAAATCATTATTATTTCCAGATACATCATTACCAAGATCACTGGAATCTGCGTAATTTAGATAAAAACCATTCGTGCCGAAGGTTAATCCACTAACGTCAATAGGACGCCAAACGCCGTTATCATCAGTTTCGCCAAAATCCGTTGTTGAAAAATCTCTTTGGATAGAATTACCGTCTATGAAAACAGTTTCAGCAAGATATCCGTCAAAGAATGCGTTGTTGCTTTGATCGAATCTGCCGATAGAGGTACTTGCCGCTGAATTCATGGTAGTTTGCTGCCCCGTTGCTGTAGCCCCCGTTGCCACTAAGACATTATTCCAATATATTTCTATCCTATTGGCTGTTGTAGTAAAATCTGAATGGAAAGAACAGATCAAATTCCCCCAAGCATGGGGATCACGATAAATCGCAGTTGTTACTGCCTCATCATTTCCATCTATATTGTACCATTTTAAAGTGTCGTTAGCTGTTGTTGAAAAAGTTAGATAATCTTCTGGATAAGAAGAAAGGATCATAAAATGTGTTCCAGAATCCAGGTTGCCCCGCTTAACCCAGGTTGAGAAAATCCATTCCGTCCTGTCACCATCACCAGCGGGTGTTCTATTCAGATAGGCGCTATCATTATCATTGAACCGGCATGAATTACCGATTTCAAAGGCCGCCGATCCAGGATTAGCTAGCCACTGTGCATTAGAGAGGACCATTACGAGAACGCCGTTTGCACGGCCCCAAGCTGAATGCTGGCACTAGCCTTCACAAAATATGGAATAATATCTACCGCAGCCGCAGCCGTGGAAAGGGTAATTCCAGAACCACCCGCCGTCTCGTAATCCGTCCCGAGACTTAAGGTGCGGCTTCCCGTTGCGTCTTGAATACAAACAATAACACCAGACTGACCAACGGCTTCCGTTGTTGGGTTATCCAGCGTTACGTTGCCCGTAAAGGTCAGAACGAAATTCTGGTAGACTTGGAAATCTAAAGTTATACCCCCCGTATTCGAGGTATCGGTATTGGTAGCCCCCACTGCGGCGGCTTTAAACGTGGTGACTTGATTTTCATCTATGGCAAAAGCTGGCGTGGTCCCCACCGTGGATCCCAGCCCTATGACAAGGTCGTCCTCACTATCATCCAGTCCTATGTAATAATCTTGGGCGTTTCCATCGAAAATAAGTGCTATATCCGAGGCTGCCCCGTCCCCAAGCGTCACCGACTGATCAGTAAGGGCCATAATTGAATCGGTGCCAGCGGTGGAGCCGCTGCCGATAACGAGTTTGTCGGCAGTATCATCAAGAGCAATGTGGAAATCTATGGCGTTCCCATCAAAAATGAGCAAGATATCCGTTGCTGCTGCATCCCCAAGCGTCACTGACTGATCAGCAATAGTCAGGATAGAATCCGTTCCCGCTGCGGAGCCACTGCCAATAACGAGCTTACTGGAACTATGATCTAGTCCAACGTGGAAATCTACGGAAGCGCCATCAAAAATCAGTAAGTCATCATTAGTTCCTGCATTATCCCCTATGGTTACATTACCCGCAGGGAATACAACATTTTGATTCTCATCCACAGACATCGCTGTAGTGGTCCCCAGAGCGGAGCCCACTCCCAAAACAAGATCATCTGTGGTGTCGTCCAAACCGATATGGAAATCTTGAGCGTTGCCATCAAAAATAATCTTAGTGTCAACTTCCGCCGCTGCACCAATCGTTAAATCACTCGTTATCTTCAAGGAACTAAGGGCATCGACAACCGCAGCACCAGAACCAGCCCCGTCGCAATAGACGATTACGGTCAAGCCATTCGGGATAGTTACATTATCTCCCGAACCTTGGGTCAGCGTTATCGTCCGGCTTGCCGATAAAGAATTATTAAGAACAAACCAAGCTTTCGCGGTATTAGGAGCCATTGTAACCGTGCAATTCCCACCAATATCTCCCGCATCCGCAAACTTGATTACGCGATACATACCAGACTGAAGATTTTCGGTTCCAGAGCCTGGAGACGCTTCTCTTACGGTTAGGGTATGAGAAGTGCTGGAAACGGTTACTGAAGAATATGCGGCAAGTCTGTCCACGATATCCCAGTTGTGATTCTCCGTCGTTCCCCAAGAACCGGACTGCTCGCCGGATCCGATCTTCTCTAAGCTAAAACTTGTCGTATATGATGACACCATAATCTTGTCCTTATGCTGCTATTTGTGTCCAGGTCGTGCCGCTTGCAGTATCAATTGAACTCCAAACCATGGGAGTTGATACATAACTTGCCGCTTCCACACTTGTGACACTAAAGGCCACGCCTTTTCCTACGCTTCCTGTTGCTCCTGCCGCTTCCAACCCTGTTATACTAACAGTAGCCGCACCTGATACACTTTCCGTTCCTATCGCCCCTGCCGCCGTTATTGCGGTAGCCGTAATGGTTTGTCCAAAAGCAACAGTAACCGTTCCTATCGCCCCTGCCGCCGTTATTGCGGTGGCCGTTATTGCTATTGGCAAACTTGCCGTTGCAGTGCCAATGGCCCCCGCTGCCGTTATTGCCGTTGGCTCAACCGGAACGGGCTCTCCCCATGTGCCGCTATTCCAGGTACTTCTGTCCCAACCAGTTATTAATGCCATTACGCAATCCGGATAATTGCAGTGTTCGCACCGTCCGCAGGATATTGAATGGTGAAGTCTCCAGCACTGGAAGATTTATCGCCACCAAAATCAAGCACAGCCACAGTAGGATAGGCCGAATGTGTCACATCACCCGCCGTCCCGGCGGCACTAAGCGTGGAATTATAAACAACAGCTACCCGTGCGCTTGATATTGTCGAGGTTGACCATGTCGTATCCGCAAAATCCAAATAAGCTGTTGGCACTGAACTTGAATTGTCCGCCAAACCGAGAGTCACCGAAGCAAGAGCAGCCCCTCCTGCTGAATAGGCAGTCCCGCTCACTTCGTTGGTAACCGTGTATCCCGTCAAGTCCTCGTTTGCATCTGTTCGACTGGATGTAAACATCGCAACCTTGAACGTATCCGCCGAAATCGAGGACCCATCCCCACGGGAATGAGACATCCAGAAATGTATCCCGGCAGTTATTTCCTTCTTATACGAACCACACATTGCTTGGTTGATCGCCATATCAGAGTCTCCTTATAATCTCTGCAATGTCCTCACGGCCCTGCTGTTTCATCAAAGCCCAAATAGTCGTTCTCTCGCTTTTCGCCATGCTATTCATATAATAAATCAAGACTTCCCGCAATTTATCCCTATGAGCAATAGCTTGGTCCCGTATAACAGGTGGCGCGGTCTCATTAACCACCATAATACGGTTCAAGGCCATATCAGCCATTTGTTCTGGGCTATGCCCAGAATCCGTCGAGGCGAACACCAACACGTCACCTAAACTTCCTTGAGCACCTACATCCAGCATCAGGCCACGTCCCTTCTTACCCTGTCATATCGGTATTGGTCACGTGTCTGCTTTCCTTCACCAAGATTCTTCATCCATTGGAGAGCTTCTTGATAACGATTATTATAGAAAGTGAGCAATTGCTCCTCTCCCTTCATAAAGGTATACGCTTCGACCAACGAAGCATATAAAAGAGCAAGCTCGGCATTCGTTCCTAGCCAACTTGTTCCACTGGAAGCGGTTGTGATGGATTCCGGCCTGTAAAAATAATGCAATTCCATGGTATACGCCGAATCTGGGGTAGGGGCCAATAAGAAAGCCACATTATCCCAATCCGCATAGTATTCTGGCGTTCCTGTGGTAGCTGGATTAGGCGTAAAATCCTGAAGAAAAGTCGTGTGCTTATACATCAAGAATTCATTGCTGGAACTGTTTATCACGCTCAACGAAAGGGACGATAAATAATCAGAAGGCTTTGTCAGAAACTTGTTGGAGGAGGCAACACTCCCCAGCACATACTTACGAAATACGTCAAGTTGGCATTCCTTCAGGATCCGCTCTTCGGCGTTTAAAATAAAACGCGGGAGGTTGGTGACAAAGGTGGTCTCAGAATTATCTACATAATCCTGTATCGCCGTCTTTAATGTTGTAAAAGTAAAAGCCATTTCATGCACTCACTGTTACAGGGCCAGCAGAAGCCGACCCGCCACCGCCGTCCACATTACCCGTTGTTGACGTGCCGCTACCAGCGGTAAAAGTATAAGTATCCGCGTCCACTTTCGTGATAGAAAACCCGCTGGCGTCTTCAATAGCGCTCTCAGTAAACCCATCAAAAGCCTCTACCTTCCTGAATCTTACCGTATCGCCAGTACTCCTTTCATGCCCAGGTTGAGCAACCGTAATAACCGCCGATCCACTGCTGCCCGTTCTAAAAGGATTCATCGAGAGCAACACCATGACTGCGGGCTCTACCCTATCCGGACGCGGGTTACGCAAAGCCTGAGACTCAGCAGATATCCGGGGGGGAGTTAATTGAGGCTGCTTTGATTCCCATTCATCATAACCAACCAAGAACCCGTTCCACTCCTTCCTCATATTGCGTAGCTTATAGGCAGCCCCGGAACGATCCGAGATACCCAGGGCATGTTTTTCCGAAGAATATTTGGTCATCACTAAACCGCGCTTAAAAAGGTGTATGTTGGAACCAGATTAACAGAAGTTGTAGAACTATCCTGTAAAGCCGCCCGGTCAAACTCTTCTTCATAAAGGCCCTTTAAAACTGGAACCCTGTCAGGAGCAATCTTCATGGCTAAATAATAAGCCAGACCCGCTGCCAGACATGGGTAAAATCTAAAGGGCATCTCAACTGTATCAACAGAAGCGTCGGCATCGTCCATCCGGACAAGCCGATCATAGATAAGTTGGTCCGTGCTGTTCTCAGGTGACGGCCAAACTTTAATGACAGGGGTGATCTGCCG